TTGGTAATCAACTAATATTATAGGAAGTGTAATTTCTATATTTTATAAATAGTTATGAGATTACACTTCCTATAATGAAAACATATATTGTTTATAAGATTACCAATAAGAAAAACGGAAAACCTTATATAGGAAAAACCGAATACTCCTTGGAGCATCGTTGGAATCGTCATTTATCATCAGCAAGAAATGGTTCAAAATTTAGATTTCATTCTGCGATTAGAAAATATGGCGAATATTGTTGGGACTTATCTGTGATTGAAACTTACCAAACTGAAGATGAAAATTTTATTAATGAAAAGGAAACCCACTTCATTAAACTCTTTGAAAGTGATACAAAAGGTTATAATGCTACTTCAGGTGGTACTGGTGGATGGATGCTTCCAAGATGCTCACAAGAGGTTCAGGAACAGTGGAGAAATGGCATTTCTATAAGAACTACTGGTTCTAATAATCCAAACTACTCTGGGTACACTGATGAAGAACTTGTAGAAGTAGGTGTAAAGTTTGCTAAAAAATATGGATTTATTGGTGGGAGGAAAAGAATAGTTGAGTTTGCCTATAATGAATTGAATATTAAGTTTCCAAAACATTTTTCTAAAAATAGATTTGAAGGAAACCATCAAAACTTTTATAAGTCTATTGAAGAGCAAACTGGATTAGTGTATAATCCATATTATAGAGACGAAACACAAAAAAAACTTGCTAAACAACTTTTAGAACAAAATAGGAGAAAAAAATGTTAAAGATTGAATATCTTGAAGAAGAAATTCCAGTTTATGATATTACTGTAGAAGGAACTCACAATTTCTTCGCAAATGATATTCTAGTTCATAATTGTCAAGAGATTACTTTACCGACAGTTCCAATAAATCATATTGATGATGAGTGTGGTGAAATTGCTCTTTGTATTCTTTCTGCTATCAATGTAGGAAAACTGAAGAGTCTTGATGACCTTGAAGAACTATGTGACCTTGCTGTTCGTGGATTGGATGAACTGATTGATTATCAACAGTATCCAATTATTGCAGCAGAAGAAAGCACAAAGAATCGTCGTTCTCTTGGTATTGGTTATATCGGATTGGCACATTACTTAGCAAAACAAGGAGAACACTATGACGACCCAGAAGCATGGAGACTTGTCCACGAACTTACTGAATCTTTCCAGTACTATCTACTCAAGTCCTCAGCAAACCTTGCCAAAGAAAAAGGGAAGTGTGGTTATTTCGATAGAACGAAGTATTCAGACGGTATCCTCCCAATCGACACTTACAAAAAAGACCTAGATGAAATTGTAGACAACAAACTTAACCATGATTGGGAGACTCTACGAACCGAGATTCAGACACATGGACTACGACATAGTACATTGTCCGCACAGATGCCATCGGAAAGCAGTTCCGTTGTGTCAAATGAAACAAACGGAATCGAACCACCTAGAGATTACTTGTCCGTTAAGAAATCAAAGAAAGGACCTCTTAAGCAGATTGTTCCACAATATCAATCTCTTAAGAATAATTACACGCTTCTTTGGGACATGCCTAACAACACAGGTTATATCAACGTTGTTGCTGTAATGCAGAAATTCTTTGATCAGGCAATCTCCGCTAACTGGTCTTATAATCCAGAAAATTATCCCGATAATGAAGTACCTGTGTCGGTAATGGCACAAGATTTTCTTACTTGTTGGAAATACGGTCATAAGACAGCGTATTACCAAAATACTTATGATATTAAAACTGATAAAATACCCGAAGAACAAAAACAAGATTTTCCATTACTAATGGAAGAACTTTCTATTGGAGAAGAAACTACTTGTGATAGTTGTGCCATTTGACGAAATGTAAAGACCTGTTATTATAAATAGTAATAGGTTTTTATTTTACCTTATGGAAGGTCGTATCTATAAAATAACCAATCAAGTAAATGGTAAGTTCTATGTCGGCAAAACTATGAAATCTTTATCAACAAGGTTCTATAATCATTGTTATGATGCTATTAATAGAAATTCTACATCTTATTTTCATAGAGCAATAAGAAAATATGGAAAAAACAATTTTATTATTGAAGAAATTGAATTATGTGAGAATAATTTGGGGAACAGAGAAATGTTTTGGATTTATAAATTAAACCCAGAATACAACCAAACTCTTGGTGGTGATGGTGGTATCCTTGGGTATTCTCATACAGAAAAAACCAGACAACTATTATCCTTAAAAAGAAAAGGTAAATTTCTTGGAGAAGAAAATTCATTCTACAATCAAACACATACAGAAGAACAAAAACAAAAATGGAGTAAAATGAGAAAGGGACAACCATCTCCTTGTGGCTTTGCTGGGAAATCTCATAAAGAAGAAAGTAAATTTAAAACTTCTCAAACACTTAAAAATAATCCAAATGTGAAAAGAACCAAAGTATTTCAGTATGATATTGAAGGAAATTTTTTAAGAGAGTTTCAATCTATTAGTGATGCTGGTAAATTTGTAGGTGCCAATCCTTCCAACATTAAATATACTTGTGAAGGAAAATTTAAACATTGTAAAAACTATTTGTGGAAGTATTCAAATGAAATTTAGGATCGAAGGTAACGACATGTCCAAACACGTAGAAGGTATGACAGTTTTCAACACCCAAGAGGTTGATGCCACTAAACAACCAATGTTTTTTGGTGCTCCTCTTGGGGTTCAAAGATATGATAAGTTTAAGTATCCAGTTTTTGATAAACTAACTCAACAACAGTTGGGTTATTTTTGGAGACCAGAAGAAGTATCACTACAGAAAGACCGTGCCGATTATCAAACGCTTCGTCCAGAACAAAAACATATATTTACATCAAACCTCAAGTATCAAATTATGCTTGACTCCGTACAAGGGCGTGGTCCTGGGATGGCTTTTATGCCATACTGTTCACTACCTGAACTTGAGTCTTGTATGAATGTGTGGGAGTTCATGGAAATGGTTCACTCCCGTTCTTATACTTACATCATTAAAAATGTATATCCAGACCCATCTGAAGTTTTTGATACTATTATTAATGATGAGTACATTTTAAAAAGAGCAGAAAGTGTAACCAGTTCATACAATGAGTTTATTAAATGTGCTCAGGATTATGGAACTTCAAATCTATGGAAACATAATCAAGAAGGTGTTCCTTCTGCTCAGGATTATGTTTATGATATGAAACGTAAACTGTATCGAGCAGTTGCTAATGTGAATATCCTTGAAGGTATTCGTTTCTATGTTTCTTTTGCTTGTTCGTTTGCTTTTGGTGAACTCAAACTCATGGAAGGAAATGCCAAGATTATTGGTTTGATTGCCAGAGATGAGTCACAACATCTTGTAATCACTCAAAATATTCTTAACAAGTGGAGACAAGGTGATGACCCAGATATGGTAAAAATTGCTAATGAAGAAGAGCAAACTGTTTATCAGATGTTTGAAAATTGTGTTGAAGAAGAGAAACTTTGGGCAGATTATTTGTTTAAAGATGGTTCTATGATTGGATTAAATGCTAAACTTCTTCAGAAATATGTTGAGTGGATTGCCAATCGTCGTCTCAAAGCTATTGGATTGAAACCAATCTTTGATGTTCCTGCTAACAGTAATCCACTTCCTTGGACTGAGCACTGGTTGAACTCTAAGGGTCTTCAAGTTGCTCCACAAGAAACGGAGCAAGAAACATATGTAATTGGTGGTCTAAAGCAAGATATGAAATCTAATCAATTTTCACAATTTAAACTTTAAGAATAAATACCCCCGTAAGGGGGTTTTTTATTATGTAAAATGGAGGATACTGATGCCAATTAAACCAAGCTCGGCTAAAAATAAGGGTAGAAGATTACAACAATGGGTTAGAGATAAATTAATAGAACATCTTAATGTTCACCCAGAAGACATTGAATCAAGGTCTATGGGAGCGGGTGGTGAAGATTTGATTATGGCAAGAGATGCCAGGTCAAAGTTTCCACACTCAATTGAATGTAAGAACGTAGAGAAACTAAATATCTGGGAAGCATACAAACAGGCAGTTGCCAATAAAGGTAACTACGAGCCAATAGTTGTCATCAAAAAGAATGGTGAAAAACCTCTAGTTGTAGTAGATGCCGAGTATTTTATAAACCTATACGGAGACAACAATGATTGACTTCAAGAATTTTTTCAAATATTTTGACGAGAATAATCCGAAACATTTAGAAGCAGTAGCAAAACTTGCTTCTGAAATTTCTATATTGAAACCAGAACTTCTTCATGATGAAGCAGATTGGGTTAGAACTTATAGAACACCGTTGGCAAAACCAGCAGACCTTGTTCTCAACGTTCCATATTATCCACAGACTGATAATTATAGAGATGCTAATAGAACTTGTAATAGTTCTGCTTGTGCTATGTGTCTTGAGTATTTCAAACCTGGCACATTAATTGGCAAGAAAGGTGATGACGCTTACATCAGAAAAGTGTTCGCTATTGGTGACACTACAAACCATTTAGTTCAGACGAGAGTGTTAAATTCTTATGGAATTAAATCAAGTTTTCATTATCATCTTAGCTTTAGTGACCTTGATCGTGAACTTTCTGAGCGAAGACCAGTGGTTATTGGGATACTTCATCGTGGCACTCTTGCTAATCCTACAGGCGGGCATATGGTTGTCGTGATTGGAAAGACTCTATCGGGTGATTACGTCGTCAACGACCCCTACGGCTCTCTCAACGACG